TTACATCATTAATGTGATGTGATTTTTTCGAATCCGCTCGAGGGCAAGTGCTAAAGCGTGTGTTGCTCGTTTGCCTTGTGGTTTCTCGAGGTCAATCCCTTCCATTACTGCTTCTAGAGCTGCTTCGGCTGGGTCCTCATTTACGGCTAGTGCAAGGGCTGCGCGGTCGGGTGCTGTGCAGTGCTTTGTTCCTTTTTTCCACATGCTGATGTGAGTCTGTGGAACGCCTATCTCATTAGCTAAATTCCCATAGCTGCCATATATAGATTTACCTTTTTCGATAAGGAAATTCAATTGGCTCATGATTTACCTCTTTAAGTAAAATGTAATTTACTTGAACGAGTAAATATATCGTTCCCGGTAAATCAATTCTACAGCGTGGAGCCACCCATGTCAGCACTTCAGCTTTCTCTGATTGAAACCGAATGCAGCCCCGTCGCGTCCAAGGCTTCGGCCTTGGCTTTGGTGGCTCAAAGCAGCGATGTGGGCTGCACCGGGAACGAAAAGCGTAAAGGCCGTAAGCCGGTGCATGCCAATGCAGCGGCGCGCAAGGCCGCATATCGCGCCGAAAAGGCCCGCATTGATTTCACTGATGCGCCTCACATCATCGCCAAGCTGAAGGAAACCGCGCAGGAGCTTGATTGCAGCGTCAACGAACTGCTGCAAAGCATGGTGCGCTTCGCTGAAACGAATCGCAATTGGAAGCAGGTTGGCTTGTACGGCGCACGCCGCGATGGAGCGCTGCAATGAGCGACTTCATTCCATCCCGCCAAGAGCTGCGCATACGTGCGCAGGCGGCCGTCAAAAAGCCCATTCCGCAATGCGTGCGCGATGGTGACGCACGTCTCGCACGCGAATTCAAGAGCGTGCATGCCGAAGTCTCCAGCTACGCCAAAACTGGACGCTATGCAGCGCGCGCCGTCGCGGCTCTGTATCGCCTCGAAGGTTTTCAAGGGGCGCGTCAATGATCTGCCTCGTCCTCGCCCCTAGCGGTTGTCGAGAACCCTGCGCCCTGGCCGTCCCCTGCGCTGGAGACAACTGGGGACCCGCTAGCCGACCTTGTGTCGGCTCTGTGGGGCTGGGGGTATGGGGGTGCAGACCCCCCATGTCAACCGTCGTTCAACCCGTGCCCCATGTCATCGGCGCGGCGACTCGTTATTTCCGGTTGTCCGCGATAGGGATCGTTAGTCGCTTTAGCGAGCGAGCCCCGCTAGCGGGGCTCGACCGTAGGCCAGAGCCCGGTAGCCGCATTGCGGCTAATCGCCCTGCTTTGTTTGCTGCTTCGGATGCTTGTGCGTGTGCTGCTTTCTTGGCTGCTGCGGCCGCAGCGACATGCGGACACGCGGGCGGTGCGGCCGCAGCAGCACGCATTCATACCCCCCCGAGTAACACGGGGGTAAACAAAGTTTCGGGAGTGGGGCATGGCGACAACTGAAGAAAAGCTGGTCATCGAGGGTGGCAAGACAAAACTGACTTGCGCTCGTCGCCAAATGGATTCCAAGGCCCAGGGCCAAAGCGGAATTATCTGCGACTACCTGCGCTTCACCATTCATCGGGAAATGATCCCGGACACGAAACGCATCCCGCGTGAAACCGAAGATCGGGATTTGGCCAAGCACTACGCGCTGCATTTCGCCAACCTGCTCGGCTATCAGCTCGGCATCGAGCGTCCTGGTCGTGACTACTACGAGTACACGCACACCATCGAGAACGAATTCGGCCACGAAGTAGCCAGTGTCAGCGCAGGCGGCGACAGCCAGCGCGGAACCATCGCATTCACCATCAAGGGCGAAGGCTGCAGTCACGCCAAAGACGGTTGGGAGCGCAACGTTCACGACTACTTTGCGGACATGAATCCGACCATTACTCGCATTGACTTGGCTAAGGATTTTTTTGAAGGCGAAGTCACCATCGAGGAAATCGTGGGTCTCTACAAAGACCACAAATTCAGCTACCGCAAGCGCCTGCCTAGCTACACCACACATGGCTGCTGGGACATGGGCGAAACCTTTGATGGCATGCCATTGCATGGTCATAGTCGCACGTTTCAGGTTGGCAAGCGTGAGAGCGGAAAGATGGCCCGTTTCTATGAAAAGGGTCATCAATACAAGCTGATGGATAGCAAGTGGTTGCGCGCGGAGATTGAGTTTCGCAACGTTGGCCGCGTCATCTTTTGGGATGCCCTTATTAGTCCTGCTGAGTACTTTGCGGGTGCCTATGTCGCTGCCGAATGGATATGTGATCACGATGTGGCAACTCGTATTCCGACCAGCGTCAAGACTGGTGAAGCCAGTGCAGAACGTTGCATCAACTGGATTCAGCGGGTTGTTGCGCCCACGTTGGTTCAGATAACCAAAGTGATGCCTGATGAGGACTGGTTGCACGGTCTTGTGCTCGATCAGACACATAGGAAGGTGCCACGTTCTTTGCGCGGTCTTGACAAAGACACGATGGCTCATGGCCTGCGCGAATCCCTCAAGAAATTCATTGATTTTATGAACCCTGCAGCACCGGCCTGCATGGGCACTTAACCACGCCGGAAACCCAAAGGAAACACATCATGCGATTCACACAAACCATTCAAGTCGTGGGTATGAAAGCCAGCAAGGGCACGCTCGAAAACGGCACCGGATATGACTCCACCAAGGTCTATGCGCTGGTCGATCTCGATGCCAGCAAAGGCAATGCCAAAGGCATGTCCACCAGTGAGTTCAATCTCGGAACGGCTGCCGAATTCGACTCCTACAAACACCTTCCCTTTCCCTTTGTGGCTGAAGTCGAAATGGAAATGGTCAGCAATGGCAAGACCATGAAAACCGTCATGCACAAGCTCACGCCGAAATCGACTTCTGCAGCGTCCAAGACTGCTGCAGGTAGCTAACCACTGGCGGCCAAAGAACGCGAAACGTTCCCGGGAGCGCGCATGCAAATAGTTCCTCGTTACTACGTGCAGTCGACCGACGACTGCATGTTCTTGCGCGCTGATGGTGAGGGCGGTGTGGACTACACGCCGCTGATCGTCAACGCGACTCCGTTTGCTACGCCAGATGCTGCTGTTGATGCCGTGCAGGATCACTGCGGTGGCGAAGGTGTGGTGTTTCGTTGCTATGAAATTGATAGGAGTTGTTAGTTATGGAGCTGACTGCTGAACAGTTTGATCGGCTGATCCGTGTGTTTACGTTGCTGTCGTTTGTGATGGGCATCGTGGGCGCCCTGGCGCTCAACATGTTTCTGGGCGTTGCACAGCACGCGATTGCTCGCATCGTTTACCTGATTGACCGCCGCGCCCGAATTGATATGTCTCGCAAGCGTGCGCAGTCGCTGCGTAGGGTCGGTGAGCGCTTTGTGAAGGTCGCTGACCGCATGGATGCGCGGTGGAGTAAGTGAGTCCCATCTCATAGCTCTGCGTGCAGGGCTATGGGGCTGTGATTCCGCAGCTGTCTCAACTCTGAAGGGAGAAATCATGTTCCAAAAAACTCGCAACATCGTTGCCAAGTACGGCCGCCAAGCCGTTGTGGCTACTGGCTCGGCTCTCGCCACTGCTGCCGCTTTCGCGCAGACTGTCCCGGTTGGTGAACAAATCAAGACCAAGGTCGAAGGCTCCATGTCGCAAGGCGAAATGATTGCCGGCGTCGTGGTGCTGGGTCTGTTCGCAATCTGGGCCGTCAAGATTCTCTGGAAGTCCAAGTAAGGGGCGGGGCATGTGGCAAGTAGGCGGCACGTGTTACGACACGAAAACCCAAGCGCTGCAGGCGAAAGCTTCTGAGGAATCAGGGGCTGTCGTCCAGCAGGGCGGGGCCGCCTACGTTGTCACGGTTACTGCGGTGGCTGAGGACGGTGTTCAGTACTCGCTCCAGCCCCTGGCTGGCGGCACTGCAATCGTGTCTCAGGTGCTGCAGGAACCCATGCCCTGCAACCTCCTCACACTGGCCGACGGGCAGATGATTGCTTGGGCAATTGCTGCCGGTTGGCTGTCCATTTATGGGATCAAGTCCTTATTGAGTGCGAGGGTCGAATGACGCCCGGATTCTGGATTTCAGTGGTTGCCATCCTGGGGGCTGCATGGATCATCGTTTACGGCTGATCGTTGCAGCCTCTCTCCTTTGTGCGGGCGTTGCGTATGCTGGCTATGCGCAAGTGTCTCCGCCGCCTGGCTACAGCCCTGGTAACGGTCTGGCATCTGGTGCCGGTGGCACATACACATACCCGTCTGCTGCTAATGCATCCGGCTATAGCGGTGGCACTGTGCGGACTAATGTTGCACTCAATGTTGGCGGTCGAGCCGTCACGATTCCTGTTGCAATGCGCGTTGCCGCCAATGCGGGGCGTGCGGCGGCTATGGCCATCTATTTGCACCCCGCGCTGCGCACTGCTGCAGCTGTTGCAACGTGGTTGGGTGTCGCGAAGTTCACATATGACGTCGCCGATGGGCTTTGGAAACGTGTTGATCCGAATGCGCAGGCGTCTGATGGTCAGGAATATTCTGCGGACCTGAAAACATGGCATGGATCACGCGAATCAGCGTGTCAACATCGTGTCGCGTCCTTTGAGCCTTACGCGGGCTATGTTTCGTTTTCGGGGGGTATGGAGGATGGACTTTGCACTGTGTATGGATATCGTGCTGATAACAGTCGGTCTAAAGTGTTGTCCACTGGTGTGCAATCGCGTCCGTCCAATTGTCCTGTCGGCTGGTATGTGACGTCTGCTGGATGCGTACAGACGCCGCCCATGCAGCCGGTGCCGCAGTCTGATTTCGTGCAAGGCCTACCGGATGCACGGCCCATGCCGCCTGAGTTGCCGGGGATCGTCTGGCCTGCCGCGTGGCCCATTGAGATCCCTGAGATCCAGCCGACGTTTATTCCGACGGGCGCGCCGGTACCTAACCCCAATTACGACCCGTCTAAGGCGCCTGGGCCGAACAACCAGCCGTATAGCCAGCCGGGTATCAATGTTCAGCCTGCGCCTACTCCCTCTTCACCGTGGCAAGTCAATTTGCAGCCCGTGGATAGGCCTGTCAGCAACCCGAATCCTGGTTCTGATCCGGTGCCAAACGTGAACCCTGACGGTAGTGCCAAGCCTGATCCGGGCGATAAGCCGAAAGAGCGGGATGATCGCGATTTTTGCGACAAACATCCTGATGTGATTGCTTGCCAGAAGCTCGAAGAGCCAGAGGACCCGGGCAAGTTGCCAGAAAAAGCGGTGGACCTGAATTTTGAAGTCCAGAGCGGCTACGGCGGCGCGGCCGTGTGTCCTGCGCCCATCGTTGTCAACACTTGGCACAGCACGCTTAGTTTCAGCTGGCAGCCTTTTTGCAACCAGTTGGAGCTTGCTAAGAACCTGATCTTGGCGAGCGCTTGGCTGATTGCGGCGTTCATCCTTCTGAGGCCTAGCAAATGAGTCAGATTCTTGGGCTGATCATCAAGTTTGCGCTGATCAGGTTTCTGATCAGCCTGGGCGTGGGGGTGGTCACGTATACGGCTGTGATTCTGGCCATCAACAACTTTCTGAGCTACGCCAAGGCGGCATACAACAGCATGCCGACGACCACGCTCAATTTCCTGGCTATCGCCGGTGTGCCTGAGTTTTTGGGCATCGTGACGGGCGCAATCATTGCGCGCATTTCGCTCGACTTCGTCAAGCGCATCGCATTCATAGGGAGCTGACATGCTGACGCTGTTCACGGGTCTTCCTGGTGCGGGCAAGACGGCATCAATGCTTGATCTGGTCATGCGTGAGCTGTCTGACCGGCCATTGTTCGTGCACTTTGATGAGTCTGAGCGTGTGCGCCCAGATCAGAAGCTGCTTGCTGAGACCCTGCAGCTGCCGCATACGCGTTGCAATGCGCGCAGCTGGTTTGATGAGGTGCCGGACGGTGCTGTGCTGCTGATCGATGAAGCTCAGGGGGCGTTTCGCCCACGGGGCTCGGGGTCTGCAGTGCCCAAGGCTATTCAGGCTTTTGAGACGCACCGGCATGCGGGCATTGACGTTTTCATGACAACTCAGGGGCCGAAGTTGGTGGATTCCAATCTCCGGTCGCTGATCGGTCGGCATGTGCACATTCGGGATACCGGCTGGATGGGTCGCTGGTGGTACGAGTGGGATAAGTGCGATACCGAACTGCGTTTGAAGACTTGCGAAAATAAGCGCCGGTATACGTTGCCCAAAAAAGTTTTTGAGGTCTATCGCTCTGCCAACGAGCATACGAAAGTACCTCGCAAGATACCGCCGTTGGTGTTCTTGTGCGCTGGTGCGATAGTGATTGCGGCCGGGCTCTTGCTCTACATGTTTGGCGGCAAGAAGCCCGATGAAAAGCAGCTTCAGAAGCTGGAACCGGCGCAGGCTGTCTCAGCGCCTGCAGCTGCGCATCAAGGCCAGTCGGTGCAGCCTGCTCAGGTCTATGACTATGGTGAATTTATCCCGCGCGTGAGTCATCGGCCGGAGACTGCTCCGGCATTTGATGAGCTGCGCAAGGTTGTCGTTATGCCAACTGTTATTGGCGGTGTGTGCAAGAAAAAAACGGAGTGCGTTTGCTTCACGCAGCAGGGCACCGATGCGGGGCTCAGTCCGAAGGAGTGTGGCGACTGGATGAATAAACGCCCGTTTGACCCGTACACGCTCCCGCCGCCGCCAGTCCAGCAGGTTCAAAAACCGGCGCAGCAGTCAGCCGCGGCTGAGCCTGCACCGGCTTCATTGCCCTTGCCTGCGGCTCCGTCGCGGCCGTCGGGTGAGGTCACCCTGTCGGATGTGACGCGGGCTGCAAAGACTGGGCGTCTTAATGAGCTGGGTCGGCTCTAGTCTCGTCTTTTTCTGAATTCTTTGGGGTTGTAGATTGTCTTGATGTGGTCGAAGTTGTTTTGTTCTTTTGCGCTTCTTAGCTCTAGATAGGGCTTTTTTTTCGACCGTTTACGGGTGGCTAGAAATAGGATTATTGAAATTCCTATAGGTATTCCGATAAGAGCTATTTCTAGGAGTTTCATGGTGCTTCGTATGCGCTGGTATTCGGGATTTATTTGCTAGATTCGTTCCCGGTCATGGTTTATTTTATTGGGTGGGTGGGTGGCGCTTCTATAAAAGAATGAGGGTGGGATGCTAGTCGGTTATGCCCGCGTTTCGACGTTGGATCAGGATACGGCTTTGCAGCGAGATGCTCTGCAGCGTGCGGGTGTGCAGCGTTTGTATGCTGATTCGAGTTCTGGTGTTGGTCCTCGGCCCCAGTTGCAGATTGCGTTGGATAGCCTTGTTGCCGGTGACACGTTGGTTGTCTGGAAGCTCGATCGCATCGCGCGTAGCCTGCAGGATCTGCTTGCGATCCGTAGTCGGTTAAAGGGCATTGGGGCGGATATAAAGAGCCTGACGGAGCCCCTTGACACCTCAAGTCCTTTTGGCGAGTTCACCTTTCAGGTGTTGGGTGCCGTTGCGCAGCTGGAGCGGTCCATGATTCGTGAGCGCGTCATTGCTGGTCAAGCTGCGGCTAGGGCGCGTGGCAAGCGCTGGGGCAAGGTTCGGTCGTTGTCCGATGCTGAGCTGGAGTCTATTGTGTATCTGTGGCGTTCTGGGCGGTACTTGCAGCGTGAGCTTGCTGATATGCACGGTGTTTCGCTGGCTTGCTTGCGTGACAATATCCATAGGTTTGAGGGGCGCGGGCGTTGGTTGGCGGGTGATGTGTAA